GAATGATGACGCTGGACTTATGACCGATCAAGACGGTAACAGAATACCGTTACTAAATCGCTATCAAGTAGTGGTTTAGTCCTCTCAGAATCGCCTAGAAGGTGCTTGTTTCATCTTCTAGGTATCCTTACACCCTTAACTTTTACACTTTATAGGAGCTAACAACAATGAAAGCTGGACATTATTTTAGATGGGCTGAAAAGTCTTTTGAAATTCTTAATAAATTTCATTCAAGAATGTATGAACTAGGCGGAGAAGAATCCGACCTATGGAGTGACGATTTAAATTGTCGACAGGCTGATCTTGATAGAGCCTTAGAAGATGACAACTATGATCGCACTGGCTATTGGAGACAAGGCTACTTCTATAGACTTGAAGCCACAGACAGTTCTATTCAAGCTTGTGACCCACATATAAAAAGATTACAAGCTGAGATCAAAGAGTTACAAAGACAAGTCAAGCAAACTAGGGCTAGAAAAGAAAGCCTTAAAAAACATAGGTTAGATATGATTAAAGAATTTGATATGGATTACAAAACCATATACAAAAGACTTTGCGAAGAGTTCCCTGAGTTCATACCAGTGGACTAACTAACCAACCAAGTGCCAACCTCTACTTAAACTTAGGGGTTGGCATTTTTTAATTCTTAGACTATACTAAATATAGTTATGTTTTCATAACTGCTAACCACATTAAAAAAAGGAGCTTAAAAGAATGTCAACACGTGCTTTAATCGGTGTCGTACAAGACGATCAAACAATCAAATCAGTTTACCATCACTTTGATGGCTACCCTGATTGGCTTGGTGTAGTACTTCAAGATAAGTACAACACAGAAGACAAAGCCAACGATCTTATTTCTGGCGGTGATATGTCTAGCTGTTGGACTAAATCAAGATGGCTAGATAATGGCGGTCAAATGAAAGTACCTGCCTATGGCATACAGTATTACACACAGCGAGGAGAAGATTTAAACATCACAACTTCAGATAACTTTAAAGAGTTTACTGAACTTGATTGTGGTAATGAATACTCTTATCTTTTCAAAGATGGTAAGTGGCACGGTTACGCAATATCAAAAAAACGTGATGATGATTTTAACATTACTGAAGCTACTGCTATTGCTGTATCTATACCACAAGGAGCTGCGGTCTAATGAATCAATTAACGTATCAACAAAGATGTTTCGGTTGGGCTTCAGGTCATTATCTAGCAGAGGAAGTTGATAAGACTTTCTGGCAATTAGATATAGAAGATCAATACCAACATTGTGAAGATAATGCTTGGGAACCTTTTGAAGATTATAGAGGTAAGGACATTTATCAATGGATAAATCAACTTGCTTATGACATACAAAACAAACTTTATCCTATGGAGAATGTCTAATGCCATATATAAATCTAACAATAGAAGAGCATCAAGCTTTATCTAATCTTGTTTCTTATGCTTACGCAGATAACTATAGAAACAATTTAATGGACACAGATACCTTTGATGAAATGTCAGATAAGGTATATGACGCAGTAAACAATTTATTAATAGAGGATTTTTAAATGGAATCTAAAAACAACCAAGTTAAAAAAGCTTTTGATAAAGCTATCAATCAAGACGCTATCAACAAATTAGATTTAAAAACTCTAAGGAAGCTTGATAAAATCCTTTCAAAAATTAAGTATTAAAAATGGAAGTCTTAATTATCTCAGCCTGTCTCGGAGCCATAACTTATTATGGCTTCCTTATGGCTCAATGGTTTGATGCACATAGCACAGGAAAAGAAGAGCAGTTAATTAAAACTGCTCGACAATATCAACAACAAAAACAAAAGGAGCTAAACAACAATGGCTAAAAAATTTATTGACATTCCAAAAGATGAGTACTTTAAAAAGATTACAAAGTACCAATATGAATGTCCTTTTGATCGTACACTTTCATGCCAAAGTGTAATAAGAAAAGACCCATCTGACGGTCACTCTTACTTTATTGCTTCAATAAAAATGAGAGTACCAATTAATAAAAGAGATTGGAGTGCTGACAATGATTAGAATTGATGTCACTTCTGGACAGTATCAAATGCTGTACAACATCTTAGTTAATGCAGAACCTAAAGATGCTACAGAGGATTTTGATATGCAAACCTACGACAATCTAGTAGATGCAGTTAACCAAGCCAAGGAGGTACAAAGCTAATGGATTATGAAATTAAACAAATGCTTAAGGAAGACAATCTAGGTATCTATGAAGTTTATTATCTTATAGATTACAAGAACTGTAAGATAAATATGTTTGGCATAGAAGAAAAAGCTAGAGAGTTAGCTGCCAAGAGAGGTCTAAGAGCATGAAGTGTACCAAGTGTGGAAGCCTAGAGAATCAAGTAAACAATACTAGAACTAGGCTATCCACTAGAGGTCACAATATAGATTCACAAGATGGTTCGATTCCTTTTATATGGAGGAGTCGAACCTGTCTTGTTTGCGGCCACAAATACAGCACCTATGAAATGCGAACAGCAGATTATAGCAGTGATGGATTTTTAAAAATGATTAAGGATTTAACCACATGAAAAAAACTATTCCAACATTATCTGAAGCTACAAAGATTGTTTACAGAACACACTACAGTGGCACAGATTCAGCAAAGAATTTTCTTACAGCTATGAACCATAACATTCAAGCTATTGGAGACTTGCCAGTAAATAAAATTACTACACCTGTCATAAATAAAATGATGGATTATTTATTAATTAAATTAAAAAATAGTAGAGCTGTAGTAAATACAAAGAGGGGTTATTTAAAAATAGTTTTAGAAAGAATGATTGATGATGGATATATAAAAGAAGTTAAGCTACCCAAAAGACACAGAGTAAAGAAACAAAAGGTTGAATACTTAACTCAAGATATGGAAGAAGAATTATTAAATTACATAAGGGATAAATCTTTTGATACAGATAAAAAAATTTATACACAAGCTTTTTATATTATCTCTTGTCTCATAGACTTAGGGTGTCGGGTTAGTGAATTGCTTGGACTAGAAAAAAGATATGTTGACTTTGATAATAACCAAATAAATTTTAATGAAAGAAAGAATGATAATGCTGTAGCTGTACCAATGACCAATAGAGTAAAAGAATATATGAAGTTATATTGTTATGACAAAAAAGATTTTGATAGGGTTTTCAATCTAAGTTACGACAAACTTAATTCTATATGGCAAGAAGCTAGACGAGACTTAGGATATAAAGACAAAAAGTTTTACACCTTACACCTATGCCGCCACACTTGTGCGAGTCGTTTGGTTCAGCGTGGGTGCCAGCTCTTACTTGTTAAGGATTGGTTAGGGCATGATGATATTAAAACTACAATGATCTACGCACACCTACAGCCAAGGGCATTACATAGCATAGTGGAGGTACTGAACTGATGAAGTTTACAGATAGTCAAATCTTTTTTATCAATGACTCAATTAGAAAAGAGTTAAATGAACAAGAAATATTTTTAAAATATTTAACTGATCTAGCACAAAAAGAAAATGATTTATCAAAGAAAAATAAGATCAATAACTCAGTTGAATTGTGTGTAAAAAAGATACAAGAACTTGAAGCGTTGAGAGGTTTATTACATGAGTGAACCAAGCAAGAAACAACTAGAGCTAGAGCAAAGTATTCTTAGTATCTCAGCCTATAACAAACAAAGTAAACAGAATAGAAACATAGAGAAAGGTAAAGAATCAAATAATTATTACGCAAGAAACATGATTGAAGCTGGACTTGAACAGCTAAGTAAAGAGCTACAGAAACATATATGGCAATCAATGTCTGGGAAGGTAGGAGTTAAATCTGTGTCGGGTAAATACCTTTCTTTATTTCCTGATCTTGATGTAGTTTCTTTTATTGCTTTCAAAGTAATTATTGATTGCACTAGCCAAGGGAGAACTACAACACACACAGCTTTGAAGATAGGTCAGATGTTAGAAGATGAACTTAGATTTACTGAGTTTGAAAAGCAAGACCCTAAACATTTTAAAGCTATTAAAAAACATACCAAAGATACAAACCACGAAGGCTATAAACGTAAGGTTATGGTTCATCACATGAACAGGAAAGGACATAAGTTTGAACCTTGGACTAAGGCTAATAAACTTAGGGTTGGGCTAAAGCTTATTGAGGTACTATCAACAAAGATTCAGATGGTCAAGCTGGTCAACAAGAGAGTTAAGAAATCAACTACAAGCTATCTTATATTTACAGATGTCTATATGAAATACATACAACAGGGTAGAGCTAACAGGATTGCACTCTACCCTTTGCTTATGCCTACCTATGATAAGCCTAGAGAGTGGACAAGTATAAATGATGGAGGATATTACACAAAGAGATTACAAACAAGTGCGGTAAAAGTTACTGATCGAAACCACTTAAAGAAATTACAAGAACAAGACTTAACAATATGTCTAAAAGCTTTAACTCTGGCAAGTCAAACTGAGTGGACAGTTGATAAATTTGTTCTTGATACTCTTGTATATTGTTGGGAGGAAGGAATAGAAGTAGGTTCATTAATCAATCGAGACTTAAAAGAACTACCAACTAAACCACTTGACTTTGATACAAACCCAGAAAGTAAAAAGGAGTGGCGATACTTAGCTAGTTTAATACATGATATGAACGCACAGAATAAAAGCAAACGGTATCAGATTCTTTCAATGATAGACACAGCTAAGAAATATGTTGGTGAAACTTTCCATCACATATATCAATTCGATTGGGTTGGTCGAATGTACCCTGTCACTGCTAACTTCAACCCACAGGGAAATGATATAGCTAGAGGTCTTCATGTCTTTGCCAAGGGTGGAGCATTGAATACTAAACAAGACGTAGATTGGCTGGCTATATGCGGAGCTAATCATTTTGGTTTAAGCAAACTATCCTACAGAGATAGATTGGATTGGTCTTATACCTATGGCATAGATATAGCTGAACAAGTTTATGACAATCCGATTGAGAATGTAGACCTATGGGGACAGGCAAAAGAACCTTTCCAATTCTTACAATGGTGCAAAGAGTGGCATGAATTTCAAAGGATTGGTAAAGGTTATATCTCTCACCACTGTTGTTGTCTTGATGGTACTAACAATGGTTATCAACATATAGCTGGTCTTACATCTAATAATGAACTAGCCAATAAAGTTAATCTTCAATATGTTGCAAAGCCACAAGATTTATATAAGCAAGTACTTGATGTTGTCTTGATATTGCTAGAGCAAAGCAACAATCCAGAAGCTAAAGCGTGGTACAAAGAAAGAGATAAATTAACAAGAGCATTTATAAAGAAACCTGTCTTGATGGTTCCATACAATTCAACTACTTATGGGATAGCAAATTATATTGAGAAATACTTTGTCAATGAAAATGTTTTTATGGCAAAAAATTTTAAGAACAATTTTTATTTGGCTGCTGTAATTCAAGAAGCTGTAGAGTTCGTTACACCTGAGAGTCCAGAGTTATTAAAACATTTGTCAGCTTATGCCAAGTCTTTTAATAATGAGAATAAACCTATGGCATGGTTTAGTCCATCTGGTTTCTATATTCAACAAAATTATTATCAGGGAAAAACAAAAAGAGTTACTACAAAACTAGAAACTTCTAGTATAAAACTTTCTTTAAATGAAACTGATATGACTAGGGTTGATAAAAGAAAACAGTTGCAGGGATTCCCTAGTAATTACATACACAGTTTAGATGCTGCACACTGTCACTTAAGTTTATGTGAAGCAGGTAAGCAGGGGTTAGAAAACTTTTGTATTATCCACGATTGTTACGGTAGTCCAGCCAGTGAACTAGAAAGATTTATTGAATGTGTTAAGCAAAGTTTCTTTTATATTTACAGTGATAATAATTTAGATTACCTATACCATAATTCAGTAGAACAACTAAGTGATATTAAAGGTTTACCCACTGCACTACAGATGGGGGAGTTTGATATAACAGATGTGTTGACAGCACCATATATATTTACATAACAAATAACTACGGTAAAATTTATATACGTCTTATATAGACGATTAAACCAGATTACAAAAAAAGATTATGGCAGAACTCAAGCCTGAGACTATCAAGCTAGTCTCACCTAATGGAACTCGTTTTCGTTGGTCTTACTACGTCACCCCAGATGAATACAAAGGTGTAAGAAAATGGAAAGGTGACATCATCATTCCTGTGGGTACACAAATGAAAGATGACAAAGGAGAACTGGTTGAAGCTACACAGTTTATAGTAGATCAGCTAGAGCAACTACTTGAAAGATGGAAGGGTGCATTGAAAGAAGCATACCCAGATAGAAAGTTTACTCTTACTAAAAGTCTGAAGACAGGTGAGCCATCTTTCCCTTGGTCTTTTGAAGAAGACGGTTTAGTTATTAGGGTTAGTAAGAAAGCTAGTGGTGTCAATCCAAATACAGGACAGCCATATAACAATACACCTGTTGCCTTTTACACCAGTGACCTAAAGCTTATGGGTGAAGAACAGAGACAGAAGCTAGAAAAGATAGACCCAGAAACCACAGGTCAGATGTCATTCCTTGCCAAGGGTTATGATGCTGGCGGAAATGGTGTGGGTATTAAATGTATTCCATTAAGTATTTGCTTTAGAAATATAGTTCCATTTACAGGTGGAGGAGCTAGTGACTTTGAAGCAGAAGCACCATCAAGCTATGAAGAAAAAGTGCCGACCCCAACAGCAGCCGACTTCTAAATACAAGAGTAAATTTGAAAGTCAATTTGCTGACAAACTAATCAAAAAGAAAATTATCTTTACCTATGAAACAATCAGCATTGACTATGAAATTACTTGCACCTATCGGCCTGACTTTATACTCAACAATTTTATTGTTGAAACGAAGGGCTACTTCTCGAAAGAAGATAGACGCAAGCATCTTGCAATTAAGAAGAAACGACCCGACCTAGATATAAGGTTCTGTTTTCAAAACAGCAAGACCAAATTATCCAAGGCCAAGAACTCTATCTCGTATGCCGATTGGTGTACGAGACATGGGTTCCAATACTGTGAAAAATTTATTCCTGACGATTGGTATGAAGTCAAGCTACAAAGCTAAGAAAGTTTGCCCTGAGTGTGGCAAGAAAAACTGTGCTGTCTTTGATGATGGTCACGAACACTGCTTCACTATGGATTGCGGTTACACTTACTACCCAAATAAAAAAGAAAAGAAGATGACAGCTAACATCATACCGATCAAGAAAACAAATCCAAAACTTTTACCTGTCAAGCCAATGGCTCTACCTAAACGTGGAATCACTAAGGAGACTTGCGAACTATTTGGTTATGGGATAGCAGAGTATAGAGGGCAGCCAGTACAGGTAGCCACATACAAAGATCAGAAAGGTAATGATGTTGCACAGCACATACGCTTTCAAGATAAGAAGTTTATATGGATAGGTGATATGTCTAACGTAATGTTATGGGGACAGCATCTATGGAGACAGCATGGAGGTAACGGTTCAGTATTCATAAGCGTTTTCGAGGGCGAAGTTGATTGCCTTTCTGGTTCGCAAATCCAAGGTAACAAGTTTCCCTGTGTCTCCATTCCGTCAGGAGTACAATCAGCAGCTAAGTATTTGGCAGCAAACTATAAATGGTTAGATACCTTTTGTCGTATCGTTATTTGTTTTGATAATGATGTTGCTGGCATGAAGGCAGCAGATAAATGTTTAGAAGTTTTACCCAAGGGCAAAGTTGCTATAGCCAAGTTAGATCGTAATGATGTTAACGATCATTTAGTTTTAAATGAAGAAGACATAGTAAGAAAGAAGTTATGGAACGCTAGACCATCAAGACCAGACAGTTTAATTAATGGAGCTGACGCATGGGATTTGTTTATTAAAGAAACAAGTAAACCAATATCAGACTTTCCGTTTCCTAAATTAAATGAATATACGCAGGGCATCTTTCCTACTCAACTGTTTACTGTTGCGTCAGGTAGTGGAGCTGGCAAGTCTACGATTTGCAGAGAATTGGCATATCATTTCTTGGTCAAAAGGAATCTTAAGATAGGGTATATTGGACTAGAAGAATCAGTACAAAGAACTCTACAGGGATTAGTTGGTATTGATTTGAATATACCTTTACATCTGGCAGCAGAAGAAACAGTAGACCAAGATGAATTAAAGAAATCATTTGACAGGCTAACGTCTACAAGAAATCTATTTTTATATAATCACTTTGGTTCACTTGAACCTGATACTTTACTAGAACAGATACGGTACTTGGCTACTGTTGATGGGGTACAGATAATCATACTAGATCATATAACAATAGTTACTTCTGGTTTAGATTTAGATAATGAAAGACGAGCTATAGATGTGACTATGACTAAGCTAAGAAGTTTATGTGAATCAACTGGCATAGCTTTGATACTTGTTAGTCATCTACGCAGACCACAGGGACAGGCACATGAAGAAGGAAGAGAAATATCTACCAGTGATTTGAAGGGCAGCTCTGGACTACTTCAGTTATCTGATGTCGTGTTAGGTGCATCAAGAAATCAGGTAGGAGAAGCCAGTGAAAGACAACGATTAACTTTAAAAATACTTAAGTCTAGACACACAGGTATGACAGGAGAAGTTGACAAGTTATTGTACGACCAGAAGACAGGTCGGTTAGAAGTTTATGAAAGTATCTTTGGAGAATAAACTATGACCTTACTTATTGATGCTGATTGGTTGATCTACAATTCATGTTGTGCGTGTGAACAAGACACAAGATGGAATGAGTGGGAGCATACCTTACATTCAGATGAACGAGATATACTTCAGCTTATAGATAACAGATTGGATATATACAAATCTATTGCAGGTGGAGATCGAGAAGTTGTTATGTGCTTTACTTCTTATCCAACATTTAGACATGAGATATTCCCAGAGTACAAGATCAACAGGATAGGTAAGCGTAAGCCTTTAGCTTTGAAAAGTATTATCGAACAAATAAAACAAAATTATATCTCTGAGTCTTATGAAGGATTAGAAGGTGATGATGTGCTTGGACTCTTGGCAGGTTCAACTAAATACAAAGACCCAATCATAGTATCTGTAGATAAAGACATGAAGACTATACCTTGTAAGCTGATAGCTGAAGATGAAATCGAACATATCACACAACGCAAAGCTGATAGACGTTGGTTTGAAATGGCTATGGCAGGTGACTCAGGTGATGGGATAATAGGTATTAAAGGTATGGGTATGGTCACAGCTTCTAAGATACTGGCTGATGTACCTGATACTAAAGAAGCTTTATGGCACAAGGTCTTAGAGACTTACGAGAAGAAAGGATATACAATGGCTGATGCTATTCTCAATGCAAGGCTGACAAGAATACTAAGAAGCGGAGATTACAATTACAATACAGGTGAAGTAAAACTTTGGAACCCATAAAAAAAACCCTGAGAGGAGCTAACCAAACTCAGAGTTTTTTTGTTTATTGCAACAAGGTTAACCACTCCCTTGTTATTTCAATCTTAACATATAATATTAAAATAACTTTTAATTTTTATTAACAGTGGAAAAAGGTTTACCTACTATTACTGATGAACTAATAGAAGGTTTAAGTCTTGCCTTTCCTCAACGTCACCCTGACTTGTCTATGTCTGACAGACAGATATGGTATGAAGCTGGTAAAAGATTTGTAGTAGATTATTTAATCGAACAGCAAAAAAGACAGAGAGAAACTATGTTAACGTCTAGTGTATTGGAGAACTAACTATGTGTTTAGGTATGGGTGGTTCAGCTAGGCAGCCTGTTCAACAAGAACTACCAGAACGTAATGCAGCACCTACAGTATCAGGTGAACAGACAGGTGTAGAAAATCCTAAAGATACTAAGAAGGCAACTGAAGCTTTGATGATAAAGAGACAGAAGGAAGAAGGCAGATATAATCCAGAGTCTACCAATACCACTACCGCTACAATATTAAAAGGTGGTGGCGGTGGAAATAAAACTGCACAACAAAAAGCTAACCTTGCTAAAAATAAAGCCAAGGCAAAAAGCCTAGCAAAGGCTAGAATGAGTAAGAAATCTAGTCCTAAAGGGGGAAAGTAAAGTTTTATTATGTGTTTAGGAAGAAGACCATCACCGCCGCCATTACCTCCCAAACAGCCAACAGATTCAGCTATTGAAGAAACTGCTGATTCAGTTGTAGTTGGTAAGGACAGGCCAACCAAAAAGAAAAAGACTAAGGGTGTTCAACAACAGACTACCACTTCAGCTCTTGGTACAAAATCATTACAGATTCCATTACTTAATCCTAACCAAACTGGTTCTGGTAATTTAAAATATCCTGTTTAAAATGGAAACTTCTACAGCAGCTAGTAGGTACGAAGTACTTGTCAGTGAAAGATCAACCTATGATAGAGAAGCAAAGGACTCGTCTAAGTTGACGATTCCTAGTCTCATACCTGAGAGTACTACAGGCACAAAGGCAAAACTTAAAACACCTTTCCAAGCGGTGGGTAGTCGTGGAGTCAATTCTTTATCGAATAAATTATTAATGACTCTTCTACCTCCGAGTACTGCATTTTTTAAATTAGAAGTTGATGATCTTGAAATAAGAAAACAAGGACAAGCAGAAATGCAGAGTGAGATAGATAAAGGATTACGTACAATAGAAAATGCTTTGATGAATGAAATAGAAATATCAAATGATAGAGTCGCTATGTTTGAAGCACTCAAGCATTTAGTTGTATCAGGTAATGTTCTTCTATACCTGACAGATAAAGGACTCAAAGTATATCCTCTATCCAAGTTTGTTTGTAAGCGTGACGAGGTAGGTAATGTATTAGAAATAGTGACGAAAGAATCTATTAACCCAAAAGCTTTACCCTTAGATTTTTTAGAACAAATACAAAAGAAAGAAAATTTTGATAGAAAAAATTATGAAGATGATCTTGATATATATACTTGTGTCAAGAGAGTTAATGATGATTACTTCTGGCATCAAGAATGTAAGGGTGAGATAATACCAAACACACAAGGAAGATCAAAGATAGAAGTATCACCTTGGATTCCACTTAGATTTATAAGAGTTGATGGTGAAGATTATGGTAGAGGTTACGTTGAAGAATATAGAGGTGACTTGATTACTCTTGAATCTTTAATGCAAGCTGTAATTGAAGCGGCCAGTGCCAGTGCGAAGTGCTTGTTTCTGGTCAACCCCAATGGAATAACACGAGCTTCGACTCTAGCTAAAGCACCCAATGGAGCCATACGAGAAGGTAGTGCTTCCGATATTTCTGTTATGCAAGTGGGTAAAACTTCTGACCTTAGTGTTGCGTTCAGTGTTATACAAAGAATAGAAGCAAGACTTGAGTACGCTTTCTTGATGGCAAGATCAGTACAACGTGACGCAGAAAGAGTAACAGCCGCAGAGATAAATCTTATGGCACAAGAATTAGAGAATAGTCTTGGTGGTATATATAGTATCTTGACTCAAGAGTTCCAGCTCGTATATCTAAGAAGACGTATGCACTTGTTAGTAAGGGCAGGTAAAGCACCAAAGCTGCCAGATAATTTAGTTAAGCCAAAGATAGTAACAGGATTACAAGGTCTTGGTAGGGGTAATGATAGAAACAAACTTATAGAGTTTATTGGAACTGTGGCTCAAGCACTTGGACCAGATGTAATGAGACAGTATGTAAATGTAGACGAAGCGGTGAAAAGACTAGCTACCAGTATTGGTATAGATACTGCTAACCTAATAAAAACACAAGAAGAAATCCAAGCCGAACAACAAGCTATGCAACAGCAAGAGCTTATTCAAAGTCTTGGACCCGCAGCTTTAGGTTCACGATTGCTTGACCCTAAAGTCAATGCTGAAGCTGGTTTAGCCGAAGCACAAAACCAACAAATCCAACAAGGAGGACAACCTAATGCCAACCAAGAAGAACAGTAGAAAGCGTGACGAAGACGGTAAGTTCGTTTCCGAAAATGCTGTAGTCAGTAGACTAGATGAAATAGAAGAGAATCCTGTACCAAAGAGAAAAGGAGAGTTCCCTACTAGACATGGTGGGACAATCACTTATAGTTAAAAGAAAATCATTATGACTTCATCACAAGTAAATGTTTCTGAAACTCCTCCTGTTAGTCGAGCAGATTTAGAAACCCTAGCTAAAAATGAAACTGATGAAAACGGTCTTATCCTTGGCAAGTTTAATTCAGTTGAAGAATTAGCTGCAAGCTACAAAGAATTAGAAGGTAAGCTTGGTCAACCTTCAGACGAAGAAGCAACAGGAGAATCAGATGCAGTTGATCTGCCTGATGGTTATGAAGACAACTATCTTCCAGATGGAAGCGTAGACTATGGCACAGTAAAAGAAAATTATGGAGAGACTTTAGCTGGAATTTTTGAAGAAGCTAACATTGACCCATACAGAATAAGTGCTGAGTTTCACAAGAACCAAGGTGAGATTCCAGAAGATATGTACCAATCTCTATTAGATGCTGGTCTATCTAAACCTGCTGTCGACTCCTACCTTACTGGTCGTGCAGCAGAAATGGGATATACAGAAGGAGGTGATGGTGTTGAAACTATACCGCCAGCAGGTGTGCAAGAGATAAGAGATTCTATTGGTGGTGATGAAGCCTATGGCAAGATGGTTGATTGGGCTGTCAGCAATTTACCGAAACAAGAA